TTGAGGTTGTCTGCAAGAATGTTGTCGGGATTGACAACAAGATGCAATACCGCTCCATGCTTGACAGCAGTTTGTGCCAGCAGTCTAATGTTTGAAACGGAGAAATTGTCCGCATAAATCTTCACAGACGTGCCATTCTGCAAAAGCATGGCAATGTTTTCGTAATTTGTTTTCATCATGATGCGTTTTTGAATTCACGGCAAAGGTATCAAACAAGAACTTCAACTACCCTTTATCTTTTGCGACACGCCCGGCTTTGCAACTCCGCAAGGTCGGGCTTTCTTTTCGCCCCAACTTTTCTTCTCTACTTTTCTTCAAACAAAAAAAAGAAAATCAAAATCCGAAGTCGTTTTTGTCGTTGTCGTCGTCTTATATTATACGACGTTAGGAGTATAATATATATATTCCTTATTCCTATATCTTATATAAACTATCGTTTATATCTACGCGCGTGCGCGAGAAACGAGCGGTAGCCTTTTGAGTTTTCTATGTTTTTGAAAAGGCTACCCTTTTTGAAATTAAAACCCTACCGTTTTTTATTGGCTGCAAGTACTTGTGTTTCAACGATAATCGCAAAAACCTATTTTTGAAGTTTTATCTACGTTTGCAACACGCAAACGCACCACTTTTTCAACGAGTTTTCTAAAAAGTTCAAGAAAATCAAGCACATAAAATGGTTACTTTTTATGCTCTTTTTCATAACGCTACCCTTTTATTTTTAGAAAGGCTACCCTTTTGTTTGCCTTTCGTTTGGGTTTTGAAAACAAAAAGGCTACCCTTTTTGTTGGGTTATGCTTGGGTTTTTGAAAAACGTAAGTGTAGGGATAAAAAATAGCGGCCTATCCATCGCGGACGGGTCGCTAAAACTATGAGTGAAAATTGCGAATTGTCGGGTCTAAAAGTAGATGCGATAGACGGTGAGGTATGGTGAGGGGTCAGTCGTCCTCGTCATCATCTTCGTCAGCGTCCTCGCCACAGAGGGCGGAAAGTTTGTCCTCGATGGTGCGGATGTTGATTTTGGCAGACATATCCACATCAACGGCTTTCATCTTCGGTGTGTGGAACTCCAGCAAGCGCAGTTCGGCATTCACACGGTCGTCCGGGGCGAGTTCCGCCATGTCAAGTTCAAAGTCGGACATGATTGTGGCTTTTCCGTTGAACTTGACGTTCTTAGGCTCGAAGTAACTCAAAGAATGTGCGCGGATAAACCCTTTCAGAGGGTTCTCCTTGTTGGGCGTGCCTTTCTTGCGCCCTCCTGTTTTCATACCTTTCATGTTCTATTCTTCTTATCTTGTTGTGGCGTGGGCGTTGATGGAGCGTCCACGGCCTTGTGATACAAAAGTTAAAAGTCGTGGGCAAAGATACCTTATTAATTTAGCGCACGAATTATAACTTTTGAAATACAAACGATTATGGGACTGATAGGAGCAGCGGTAGGAGCCGCAGGAAGCATCTTCGGTGGCATCAGCGCGAGCAAGGCGATGAAGCGCATGAAGAAGAATGTCGAGGCGCAACGTAAGGCTAACCAAGACTGGTATGACCGCAGGTATAACGAGGACGCCACACAGAGGGCGGACGCGCAGAGGATACTCACCCAGACGGAGCAGAGCATCAAGAACCGCAACCAACAGGCGGCAGGAGCGCAAGCCGTGATGGGTGGAACGGACGAGAGTACGGCAGCAGCCAAAGCCGCCAACAACCAAGCCTTGGCAGACGCCACATCGCAGATTGCCGTCAATGCGGACGCACGCAAAGACCAGATAGAGCAGACTTACAGAGCCAAGGACGATGAGTATGTGAACCAGCTCAACGCCATCGAGCAAGGCAAGGCACAAGCCATTGCAGGAGCCGTGCAGGGAGTGGCAAGCGCGGCATCGTCCATGCCGTTCTAAACTTAAAGCACAACGAATATGAGCACAGGAAATCCACCTAAAGGCAGTGCCGACTGGCTTGCAGAGCAGGACGGAGCGGACAACACCACTCCACCTGCCAAAGGTACGCAAGCATGGACGGAGCAGCCTCCACAGCCCGAACCTGCACCGAAAGGTACGGAGGCATGGACGGAGCAGCACAGCGGAGAGAACGCCCCTGCACCGACAGAGAGCAAGCCGACACCACAGACAGATGTTGCCCCACCTGCCGACAAGGGCTTGGGCGTGTCGCCACAGAACAATGCCGATGCCGTCATGGGCTACGACCAACAGATAGCGGCATTGCAGGAAGCGGCCAACAAAACCAAACCCGAAACCGAGGAGGAGCGCAAGAAACGCGAGCGTAGGGAGAAGTCGAAGAAGATAATCGCAGCCGTTGGTGACGGTCTGATGGCGTTGAGCAACCTCTACTTCACGACACGAGGTGCGCCCAATATGTACGACCACAAGACCATGAGCCAACAGACACCCTTGCAAGCGCAGCTCGACAAACTCAAAGCCGAGCGTGAGGCCAATGCCGACAAGTACTTGCAGTATTCCCTCAAAATAGGTGACCTACAGAACGACAGAGCCAAGACCTTGCGAGAAATGGAGGCCGAGCAGGAGCGCAGGAAACTGGCGAGGGAAAAGGCACAGCGCGAGCAGGAGGAACACGGCTGGCTTGCAGCCCTGCAACCCGACAAGCAGCGTGAGCAAGCAGGAAAGGCCTCGAAAGCCGAGCAGGAGGCCGTTACCGCAAAGGCGGAGGCAGACAATGCTCCCGACCTCTACAAGGCAAAGGTTGATACCGAAAAGGCACGAGGCGAGGCACAGCGAGCGTCAGCGACTGCAAGCAGGGCATCTGCCAGAGACCATGACGCATCGGCAAGGGCGCACGACCGCTCCAACAACAACGAGTTCAGCGCATGGGACGAGAATGGACGCGAACACAAGTTCAGAACGGCAGCAGCTGCGGAGGCATTTGCCAGACAGCACGGTACATTTGAGGAAACCAATGTCACCTCTACAAGCACTACGAACAGTGAAACCAATGGCAAGTCCACTACGACTTACAAGAAGAAAAGTGGTTATGCCAAGCGCGTAGTGCGTCAACCTGCGACAAAACCAGCACCGAGACCGCAGCATGGGTCATCATCATATAAGAATACAAAAGCATTAGGATTATAAGGATATGCCATACGATAAAATAGACCAACTCTATGACGCACTGAAAAAAGACGGTGCAGTCAGCAAGAGCCGAGAGAATTTTCGCAGTAAGATGCTTGCTCCCGGAAAGGAGGGCTATCAGAACCGTTTGCAGCTTTACAAAGCTCTGAAAGCAGATGGGGCTATTGATAGTCCTACATATGAGGAGTTTGGCAAACGGTTGGGACTTCATGCAGTGAATAACACACCTGCACCAGCCCATCCACAGCCACAGAAGCCGACCGCAGCCCCGGCACAAGCTGCCACACCTGCGCCAAACTCGGCTCCAGCAACGCCACAGCAGAAAGACAAGCCGCTCACCCCGGCACAGCGACAGGCGATGATTGACCAAGTGCAGCAGATGCAGCAGCAGACGCAAGCCATGATAGCCGACAACAACGAGCGCATGAAGAACATGAAGCAGTATGGGTTCGGACTTGGCTTCGGTCAGACAAAGAAAGGTGGTGTGAAGTACAATCCACGTACAAAGAAGTTCGAGCAGACCTATATTACACCCACAGGCAACCGATACAGCAGCAAGGCGTTGGCAGATGCGGAGAGTTTCCGCTATCGGCAGGAGGCAAGCAAGCCTCTTGGCATCAGTATGAATGACCAACAGGTCAATGCGGCACAGAAACCTGCCAATGCAGCCGTTGCAGCCTTGTGGAAAGAGGCAGAGGCGAAGTATGCAGCCGACCGCAACAAAAATGCGGAGGACGTGTACAGCGGCAATCCGTGGCTTCATGGAGGGCGTGAGATGCACATTGTCGATGCTGCCACCAACTCGCACAAGAACGAGGTGTCGCGCCTTACGCGCTTTGACCTGCAAAAGATGATGGACAATGCGTGGGGACGTGTAGGCAAGCAGATGACGGCATCATGCTATGCGCAGCTGAAAAAGCAATACCCCACCGCAAGCGAACAGCAGTTGCAAAACTCGGCATCAGCTATGGCTCGTCAGTTGTCTGACAATGCCGTGTACAAGTATGCCGTGGCAAAGAACACGCCCAAGAGCACCTTGGAGTTCTTCGCCAAGACCGCAGCCGACATGAACCTATTACGCACTATCAACAAGGGACTGGCACGGAGCGAGGCTGGAACGACAGGCGACATGGCCGCATACGAGCAAGCGATGAGCGACTATGGCAAGAACCACCGTTGGGCGCAGATTGGTGGTACTGTAACTGGAATGATGTTCGACCCTACCACTTATATTTCGGGCGGTATCGGCTCATTTGGGGGCAAGATGGCACTCAACATAGGAGGACGCATTGTTGCAAAGAAAGCAGCCACCAATGTGGGCGCACGTCTGTTCGGCAATACGCTGACCGGGCGTGTCGTGGCTGGTGTGGCAGGAGGTGCCGGGAACCTTGGCGCATACGAGGGCATCAAGGAGGGCGAAAGCCAGTGGCTGCATGGCGGACACATCAACCAAGAGACAGGTGAGAACGAGGGATATTCCGCAGGCGACGTGCTGAAATCGTCCCTGCACGGCACATTGCTTGGCTCGGTAACGGGTACGGTGTCGCCTTTGTTGGGCAATGTGGCTGACAAATGGGTAAAGGCAACATCGAACACGGCAGGTAAGGTGGGTATCCGTGCAGGAGAACTTGCCACATCGACTGTGGCCGAGGGTACAATATTCTCCATTCCCGAATGGATTAGCAGTGATGGCGATGCCATGGACGTGTGGACGGACAACATGGCCATGATGATAGGCTTCAAGGGACAGCACATGATAAAGTCTGCCCCTCGCGTCATTGCAGGGCTACGACCCATTGCAGACCCCAAAACCATGCAGGAGCGCAACCATAACCGTATGAGCTTTGTTGAGAGACTACGCAAGCAGTTGGACGCAAGTCCGCATGACATGGCTTTTACCAAGGAGGAGCGTGAGGAGTTGCAGAAGTATGGCTATGGCGACCTTGCTACTCTCTTCACTCACACACCAAAACAGCAGCCCAAACCCAAGGCAAAGCCGACAACTAAGGACGGAAATGTAATGTATCTTGACATTCCAAAAGCCGAAGTTGAGGATTTGGGCAAGCAAGTGCGTGAGCAGTGGCTCAAGCAGCACCCAGAGTTTGACGGTTACGAGGCCATGGAACGTCTCATGCAAGACCCGAATGTAAG